TTCGTCCCCAACTTCAGCGAGAAGGTGTAGCTCTGGGAGGAGATTCCCTTGAAGATGTACTCGTCTTCCTCCTTCTCCTCCTTGTTCTCGGAGCCACACTGGACTGACAGAGTGTTCCCCTCCAAAGTGACCTTCACATCTTCCTTTGCGAAAGGCGTGGTCACAACCTCAAGGCGCTGGGCGACAATCTTTCCATTGTCGTCCTTCACATTGATTATGTTGTGGGGTCTGTGGATAAGACTCTTCAATCCTTGAGTCTCAATTTTCCCGTTCTTCTCGGGATACTGCATCATGGCGTCCATTCTGCGGAACATATCGTCCCAATTATCCCAGATGCTTGGTTTGTTAATCAGGTCTAGCATTTTGTAATCCTCCTTGGCTGTCATTTGATCAGCCTTGTTGGTTTTTGGATTCGGTCAAGTGGATACTTTCCTACCTTTCTTCGTCCAGAAAGTATTTACAGAAAATGGTTCAGAATATCGCCCTTCATCTTCTCAACATCAAAGATGTATCTGGTATCATCCTTGTCCCCATACACTGGGTCGCCATCGTTGTTTCCATACGCAGCTTTCTTTTCGTGGTTGTAGGCGTTGCCATCCTCTGGAACATATCCATGCAGCTTGCCATCCTCGCCAATGAAAAGAATGAACACAAGTGGCAGTTCCCAATCTCCACCAGCAGCAACCCATAGAACAGGAAACGCAGATTCACCTTCACCCAGCATTTCGTATCCATCAAGGTTCTCAAGTCCAGGAAGATGGTTGTAGGAATACTCCGTTCCAAACTCCTCCATGTTCTCGGTGTCAAAGTTTACAACAGAAACATCATCGTCTGCTGGATTCTCGTACAATGCGGAATGGATGCCATAATACTTGTCAATGGCATTCTTCAAGTCCTCAATTGTCATGTCATTCTTTGGCTTTGTCATTTCAGTTCTCCATTGAAAGCATCTTGGTCAAAAGTGGTGCATTTCCTTGAGGCTATGTAGTCCGCGAGGTGAACCATGTACTGAATCGCGGTCTTCGGCCTTGGCAACACAGCCTCTGAATACTTGCTGGTATTCCACTTGCCCATGTGGGTCTCAATGGCTGACACCGCCACGGCCACATTGTGCTTGAAAGCATCCTCGTCCTCAAGGGAGGTTTCAAGGAACTCCTTGTTCTCCTTTGCGAACCTCTCCGCGTTGTCAAGGACAAACTTCGCGGCCAGAAGAGGATGCTCAAACGCCGTGTGTTCAAGGTCAACCTTCTCCGGAAGTCCAAGTTTGCAGCAATCGTGGAACAGACAGGCGAACACCATTCCTGGAAGGAACTCTGACATGTTCTGCTCGTTCGCCTCAAGGAGCAGCTTCAACCATCTGTACACCATCAGTGAATGCCTAGCCAATCCACCATCCCCAAGGTCGTGTTCTGGGTGGTGCTTTCCAGTCGCGCTTGCTGGGACAGTCCAGAAATACTCCGGAACATGGTCAAGGAACTCCAAGGAGAACTTGCAGAACGAAGGATGCATCGGGCCCAACTCGTCAAGAATCACCTTCCTGAACAGCTCTTTCTCTAACTTCTCTGAACTTTCTTCTTTCATAAAACATCAAATTCATGTATGGTTTTTTATGCAGTAATTCTTGCGCTTCTCTCATTTTTCAGAAAAATATCCAACTCGTGCTCAATGATCTTCTTCCAAAACCACTTCTGCAAGAACAGGCTATTGCGCTGGCTGGGGTCATGCTCTATGAACAGCTTGAATCCTCTCTCAACAAGATCACTCTTGAAAAGAGAGTGAAGGGTGGCACTGTCATCAGCGCCGGCTTCTCCAGCTTTCTCGTGTCGCTCAGAAAAAACTTCATCCCAAGCATTGTCAAACAGATCAATGAACTTTACATAAGCAATCTTGTATTGCTTCTCAGCTTCTTGAAGTCTGAGATTGAGCTTCGCCCCTTCAACAACTTCAACCGGCAGCGGATCAACAGCGCCGACCAACTTCTTGAACAGTTCCTTCTCTGGAACATCGTTGCCATTCAACGTCAACATTCATTTTCCTTTCAGTCTCACTTGAAGAACGATGCAAGCGCGGAGTTTGACCTCGTTATCACAGCACCTTCAAGTTCCTCTTTATCGTGTCCCCTTGCGACTGCGCAAAACTCGTCAAAGAGGATTGGAACATCAAACCTCATCTTGTCCGTCTTGATTATGCTGGTGTAGCCCTTGTTGGAAAGGCAACCAAACACATCGCCAAGGTAGGGAAGTCCCTTTCCACAGAGGGAGCGGACAATCTTCACAAGTGGCATCTTCGGGGCAACCTTTGAAATGTTCCCATCAATCCACTTCATGATGTCCCCAAGGAAATCAGTCTCCTCATTGAACCTGCACTGTGGGATATCGTAGTCAAAGACGGTCTCGTAGCCACCACCTCCACCAAATTTGTCCGTTGGGACATTGGCTTCTGGCTTTGATATGTCAACAATGACGAAGTTCATCGCCTGGAGCAGCTTCTTCATGTAAATCCGCTCCATGTCTGTCTTTCCACCCTCGTTCCATTCCTTGAACCTGCTTGACACAACAACATTGTTGTACTTGGCAAGGGATGTCAGGTCAAATATGAACTCGTTGAACCAACTGTTCTCGGCTGGAGTCTCGTCAACAATGTTGAACGAAATGTTGTTCTTCATGTCCACTCCACGCTCGAATGTGGAGTGGATGTTGTCCGCTATTGAAATGGCATGTGGGTTCTCGCCAATCAACAGGACATTGAAAACGCCCACGCCATTATCGGGCGAATTCTCTTTCTTTCTGCTTCTCATAGTCCATTCCTCAAAATCTTCTGGATGTAGTTGACCAATGTCACCTCGCTCACTGGCTGGTAGTCCCAGAGATCCGTGCATACATCAATGTTCAGTATCTTCCTCTCCTTGTCAACAAGGAACTTTTCGCCGTTCCAGAGGGAGTGTCTGTGTCCACAGATGTTTATGTCTCCGGGTTTGAGGTGAAGATGGCTTCTTGGGTCGGTTGACGGGTAGTGGCAAAGCACCACATTGAAAACCTTCCCAAGAACCATCCGCATGGAGGTCGCCATGCTCTTGACCCCATTGTTGGAGTCGTGGTTTCCCTCGATGTTGACAACATTGGACAGGAAACGCTTGCGTGTTTCCCTCCAAGGCAACAACATCCCAGGTCTGCCATTATCGTCCTTGAGGCAGTACAGATCGCCTATGTGGTAGAGAATGTCGTCAGTCTCTTTCGCAATCTCGTTGCAGTTCTTTATGAGGACATCTGTCATCTCTATGTTGTCCATGAAAGGTCTTCTGTACAGCTCAAGGACTTTGCTCGACCCAAGATGCAAATCTGCTGTGAAGTATCTTCGCATTTGGATTCGCCATCTTGGTCGTTCTTCCCATTAGAGGGACATTCCCGCGAGGATGTCGTCAATCTTCTTGTTGATGTCCTCCGTTGGTGCAGCAGAAGCCGCTTTCTTCGCTGGCGCAGCCGGCTTCGCCTCTGGCTTTGGAGCAGCCGGCTTCACCGGTTCCGGAGGAACAGGAATATCGTCTGCGTCCTCGGTCACATCCTTGGCAATCGGATCCTCCTGCTCCACAACAGGAGCAGGCTTCACAGCTTCCTTGTATGCAACCGGCGCCTTGGGCGCGGCAGGAGGAATGTCCATCGGGATGTCATCGTTGTTCGCTGCGCTTGACGAGAAGTGTTCAACATAGAACGCCTCAAGTTCCTCCTTCGTGGGAACCGTGTACCAGTTCGCGTCAAACTGAACATCGTCAACAAGTTCGTCCGTCAGCGAGTCAAGGTGCTTGGGAGCCGTGGTGAAGCCAATGCGCGTAAAGCCCTTCTTGCGGAAGGAATACTCGTTCGGCTTGCCCTCGTTCACAATCTTGTCAACATCGCCCCAGGTGAAGAACAGATCGCAGGCATCGTTGTTCCAGATAGGCGTGTTCGCCGCCTGGGAAGCCTGAATCTGCGTGGTGAGGGCGGTGTACGCATCCTGGTCAAGGGTGAGTACCTTCACCGCGCCATTGTTCGCATCGTAGTTGGGGTCGTTCACCACATACACAAGGACGCGGGCAACAAAGGTGTTGTGAAGCGTCTTCATCTTCGCCTTTGCCTCAAGGTTCTTGTAGTGGGAATCGTTGAACGCCTTCCACGCGGAGCCATAGGCGTTGCACATCGGGCACTGAGACTTGCTCAGAGTGCTGTTTGCCTTGACATAATCAGTCTGGGGGCAGACAATCGTGTGGGGAACGCGCTTCGGCTTCTCGGGATCGTCCGTTGGGATTTCAGTCCACACCTGATGGATGTGCTGAATGATGAACGGGAAGTCCCGGTAGTGCGCGAAGTTGGAAGAGTTCACAAAATTCTCGTTTGGCTGCGTGTTGAGCAGACGCAAGCGGTAGAACTTGCCATCTTCCGTTGGTCGCAGAAACAACTGCGAACTGTTCTTGGAGAACTCACGGGCTTTCCTCTGAGTGAGGAGACCCGTCATTATTGAACTTGTCGGCATGCCGACATGGGTATTTGTCATCATTTTTTACTTACCTCTGTTTTCTTTTTGTCTGTTTTTACTTATCATCGGTTCAACAAGCATCCACCCATTGAACATGAGTATTTACAAGTTTCACCAATAAATAATTATACATAAATCGTCATCCGTTAAGTTTTATCACCTCAATGGCGTTCTTGATGTTGTAACCGAACTCAGAGAGCGATGA